ATGGAACAAGGCATCTCTTGCTAAAAAACTGATCAGCAATATGATTTGCAACGAACGCAAATTCGTCAAGGAAAATAATATTATAAGATCCACCTCGAACTGCAGATGCGGATGTTGATGCTGCAATAATTTTAGATCCGTTTTCTAGTTCAAGAGATGCCTTGTTCCATGTCAAAACACCTTGTTGTAACCAACGAGGTAAATTTTCATATGCAGTCTGTAGTCTATCTAGCAAGTCTTTTGCAGTAGATGCTTTGTTAGCAAGAATTGCAATATTTACATTATCATTAAAAATAGCATAATGTAGAAGATAAGAAACAACAATTGTTGATTTACCAGACTGTCTAGGAAGTTTACAAATATTGAATCGATTATTGTGAAATCGGTCCAACATTGTTTCTTGGAATGGATATGGATTAAATGTTTGTAATCCATGGTCCAAAGTAACAATATTAATATAATTTCTTGCAAAATAAACTGGGTCATCAATACACTTAGCAAATTCAATAACCTGCTCTTCAGTAAATCCCTGAGAAGTATTTGCTTTTTTTAATAGTGGATTGCCAAGATAATGATCAACTGCCATAATATAAACCTTTTAATTTTTTAGTTACAATTCCAACGACGAAGTGCTTTGTTGATTCTAGAATCTGGATCTCTAGAAGTTTCTGCAGAAGTCAATTTTGACTTCATGCCTTTCATGCGACTACAAAAATTTGAACGACGTTTTGCTCTTTTTCCTTCTGGATTTTTTTCAGTTACTGCAGTTTGTAACTTTGAACCTGGATTTTCACGACGATATGCATTTACTGCTTTTTTGCTCAATCCATCGGTTTTATCTTGACGATTAACTTTTTGCCAATCTTCATCAACCTCGAATTCTTCGCCCATTGGCTTTACATAATTTTTATTTGGTCCTGGTTTACCAAGATTTCCTCCATGATAACCAACTCTAACGATTGGAGCATCAATTGCAGAATAGTTGCTTGCAATATCAGTAATACCAAAGGTAATTACTTTTCCACCAGGATAAATCTTTTCAACTTCCCTTTGAACATCTTTTTTAGATGGCATTTTTGCCTGAGGGAAGAACATTGTAAGTTGTTGTGTTCTTCCTCTCCACATTACAATTGCTGCAATTAAATTACCAAATTCTGCAGGAAGTCTTACTGCTTCTCCAATTTCATGCTCTTCCTTATTCATTAATTGTCGAGCAAGATCATTTGCTCTTCTTTGTTGTCCACGATAAAGTTTTTGTCTTGCATCAGAACTTGCTCTGGCAGTATCACGATCCGCAACTGTTTTAATTTTGCTACGAATTGTATTTGCTTGTCTGCGCTTTTTGGGATCTGGTGAATTACTTAAAACTTTTGCTCTTCTTTCTGCTTTCTCTTCACCAGTCTTTCCTGAATATCTAAATTCACCTGCTTGACGAGTCACAGGAATTTTTGCTTCGTCAATTTCATATTCTTCATTTTTACCTGCCATATAATTTGCTGCAGAATCCATGTAGTCTGTAGCAAGAGTAATTTTTGATTGTACCCAAGCAGGCACTTGCATTTTTGGATTTTTAATCTCTTCCCTCAAACGCTTACAATGCATTTCAATTTGTTCTAATTGATTTAGAATCATTGAACCTTCATCATCCAGTTCTTTACCCATAGCAATATCGACATGGTTTTCAACATTCAATGTTTTTGGATAACCTTTTTGTCCTGGTTTTTTGCGAGGTAGTCCTTTTTCTCTACGATCATGAATGTTATCCCACAATCCTTTTTTCTCATCTATTACATCTTGTGGTGTAATTAGATCAATAAATTCTACAAATTTATTGCCAAACATATCTTCTATTGTCACACTTTCTGAAGTTGTAGATTTTGATTCAACTTTTTTTAATTTTGTATAATAATCTGGAACTTCATCTAAATGCTGAAGTGCAGTAATCCTTGCTGCAGTTTTATTTGAAGTATGTTCTCCTTCTACCTTAATACCCATCTCAAGTTGCTTTTTAATTTCTTCAACTGATACATTATGCTTTGCAGCAATTTCTTTTGGAGATTTATATTTTTTAACTGGTCCTTTAGGATCTCTTTCTTCCTTTACTGTACAATCATCATTCCCATGAATTGGACAATTTTTTCCTTTTTTAGAATGATTGCATTCTTTCTCTTCTGCGACTGGTTTACCAATTCCTACTTCAGTTCTTTTAGTTCCAGTTGGTTGTCCATCAATCTTAAATCCTGATGGAATTTTTTTACATTGTTTATCTGTATTGCACCAATAGTGACCCTTACCACACATCTCTTCACCAAGAACTAACTCTGCTAAAGATGGTTGATATTCATTTTTTAATGGTAAAGACACCGCTGCTGAAGGTCTTAATTTTTTTGCAGCAACCTTTGCTTCATTTTCATTAGGAGATTTTGTCATACTCCTAATTTTTTCTTGTTTTTGTGCATCTTTATGGGTTGCTTTATTAATATTAAAACTCGTCATCTTTTTGGACAAACCTTTTTTCTATTTATCTGGAAGATCATTTCCCTTTTGTTTCTTTAGAAATTTAGATAACTCATCAGTAGAACCAAAAAATACTGAATTATTGGTAACATTAGTTGTGCTCCCTCTTTTAGAATTATTATCATCAAGATCTTTTAATTTCTTTTGAAGGTCTAATAACTTATCAGTTGCATCTGCAACATTTTTAATTAACTGTCCAACAACTTCATATGCTCTAGGTTGACCACCATCAATAGCTAATTCTAAAGCACTGTTTAGTGCTTCTTGTCCCTTCTCTATAATTGAATACAAATTACCTCTAGTATATTCATAATCTTTAGTTACATCAAAGTCATCACTTTTAATATCTTTAGATACCTCGGCAGTTTCTTTTTTTACTATTGATGATTCAACATCAAAAGCACTACTTAAATTTTCAAATTTATCTTTCATAACATTATCCATTAAATCCAAAATCGTCTCCAGCAATAATTAAACTATTATCTGCTGAAGAAATTAAATAAACACCACTTCCACCAACGTGCTCAACATTATCTGTTTTATAAGCACCTCTAGTTACAGTTAGAGTATTGCCATTTTTTGATCTTACATAAATTGTTTCATCATCAATTGTAATGTAAGATTGCTCTGGAATATTTGATGCATTAGTTACTTCAAGTGTCGATAATGTATCTGTAATGTCAATTGCTAAATTTGTTACCAAGTTACCTGCATAACTCTTTGTAGCAACTGGTTCTTTGTAGATTAATCCTCTTGATGCTGCAGTGCTGTATTCTCCACCAGCAATACCAATAGAAACCTTTTTGATAATATCTTTTGAAGAATCTGGAACTGGTCCAAACAAATATGTTTTAGCAACAAATTTTAAGGTATAAAGTAAAACTCTTCTTGAATTGTAATCACCATCATAGTTATCTTGGAATGATACATTTTCTAAAGATATTGGAATATCTCTTTTTTCACCTATAGATTCTACAAGATCAATTGTAAGAGTAAAATTTGGTTGAAAATATGGAAGTATTTGTTCAATAATTTGAAGAGCATCATCATTCAAAAGAGTCATTATGGATAACTCAAATTCCATATTGTATGGAACTGGGAAATACATTCTACGTATTTCTTTACCGTCATTCTTTAAACTAGTAGTAAAAGCTTGTGTTGCTGCCAACTTTCTGGTATTGTCATAAGAAATGCCAGTAAACTCAAATGACATTCTTGGCAAACTAATTTGAACAGGTTTATTCAAATCTGGTTCTTGTTCAATTCTAGCCAGAAATTTTTGTGTTGGACCATAAGCTAAAGGAACTTGTATTATTTCAGAAGGATCATTACCAGAACCATCTCTTTTTATTGTAATACCATTAAAAAGTGTTCCGAATGCAATAACAGTTTTTCTAAAGACTTGGTGATAAAAATGATCAAACATTGTTTATATCTCTCCTTTATGGAATCCCAAATGGATTTGTTTCACTAAAATCTATAATTTGATCTGCTTCGATTTCAATATCTTGATTTTGAGCAAATTTATTTTCAGGGATATTATTCTTATTTAGAATTGTAACTGCATATGCTGCTCCACTAACTTGTCCAATTATTGCTTCACCTTCAATAAAATCACCTAAAATATTACCAAGTTTTAGTATTTTATTGACGCCATCCCAAGATTTGACTTTTGCTCTAGAACTACTTGCAGCACCGATTACATTTTCATTGTATAAGTACGTTCCATACCCAACTGTTTGTTGTGGACCTGCAATAATAATTGTTGGAATCCCTTCATAAAAACCACCAGCATCTTCAAGAATAATTCCAGTTACAGTTCCTGCAGTTGACACAATTGCTTTACCGACAGCATTAATTGTAGTACTTCCAATACCAGGTTTTACAAATGTGACTGTAGGAATACCAATATATCCACTACCACCACTAGTTATTGTAATAATTCCAACTGCTCCATCAGATATTGATGCAGTAGCGTATGCGCCCTTACCACCTCCACCAACAAAAGTAACTCTTGGTGGAGTTGTATAACCATATCCTGAATTAATAATGTTGACTGCTTGAACTCTTGAAGTGTCTGGACTTGTATCACAAAAATCAACAATTCCTTTAATCATTGAGGCAATGCCAACAGCAGTTAATCCACCAGAAGGTGCAGAAGTAATTGCAACCCTAGGAATAGAACTATATCCAGATCCTCTTCTAGATACAGCAATTCTCCTTACGGAACCATTTCGTAGACTTGTGATCGCAGTAGCGGTCGAACCCAAACCAACCATGTTGAAAGTTTGAATATAACCTTCATCACTAATATTATCATCAATCTCCAGAATTCCAGTATCAATTTCTTCATCATTATATGCATATAGTTCACATCTCAATTCATAAACATAATTTTTTTGCAGCTGATAAAATGGTTTTTCATGCTCAACATACTTAATTTCAAATAAACGATCACCTAAAGGAAAATATATCAAATCTCCTTCTTTAGGTCTACTTGTTAATTTTGATTTATTTCTTATTTCTATAAATGGTCTAACAGCAATCTCGTAACGTTCTTGTGATATTATTAAATTTAAATCATCAACTTCTTGAACTCCAAATTTGGATAGTAAAGTTCCAGCACCACTATATCCATCATAAGTATCTACATACGCTTCTATAGGAATAGCATCTCTAAATTCTGATCTAGATACTTCTTCCATAATAGTTTTTTCATTTACAAAGATTCTGGGGATGTAATATATTTCAACCCCAAACATTTTTAAATGTTCATTTACTAAATCTTGGATTAAATTCTGTTCTCCAGAAGAACCATGTAAAAAAAATGGATTTAATGCCATATGATTAACCTATCATATCTAATGGTGGTAATTCATAAGTTGATGACATCTTCGACATAATTTCACTCAATTCCTTTTCACCATCATCATAAATCTGTCTTCCATTTAATTCCACGCCACCTGGTAATTTAACTCCTTGGAATTTTATGAGGTTTTGTCCCCATTGCTTTTTAATTAATGCTGTTAAGTATGGTTTTAAAAAGGAATCATTCCAAATTCTTGGAGATTCGGTAGGGTCTAAGATTCTATAACAATCTATAATTAGATACTGTCCTGGAGTAATAGCAGACCAGTCTACATCAAGATATAACCTATCTTGTCTTTGATTAAATCTAATTTGTTTTTGCGTTGTCAATAAGAAATCAATATCTTCCAAATATCTTTTAACCATTGAATATGTCAATAATTCAACTGACCCCCAATAGTAAATATCATTCAAAAATAATTGATATTTAATACTAAACATTCCGCTTGATAATGAATTAGAACCCTCAAAACTAAGAACCTTATTAACACCAATTACATGAGGTGGTATTTGAATATAGTTACTTGTTTCAAAGTAATTAAAAGTTTTTGCAACACCAACAATATTAGTTGTTGTTGAAGTTACTGCTATTCCAGGACCACCAAATTTAGCTCGTCCCCTATCAATATCTTCTTGAGTTACTTGATACTTTAGATAAGTTTGGGTTACTCCATCAAAATGACGCTCATAAAAAAATTGCAAGGCATCATCAACTAAGTCTTCAATCTGCTCATCAGCAACATTTATTTCAAGGACTGGATATCCAAGTTTTCTCTTGCAGTAATCTATAAGTTCTTGTCTAGATGTTGGTTGAGCCATGTTTTAGTACCTTTATTGATTATTATTTTAATAATGATTTCAATAAATCTTTAATTTCATTAATGTCATTTTTTAAAGAGGACAAATCAGACTCAATTTGATCCATCCTCATTTTTTCCAAAGACTTTGTTTTTTTCAAAGATTTATAATGGTCATATCCTTTTTTATCAGTATTAATAATTGCATTGCTACGAATATCTCTTACGAGATTGCTGTGATTTTCTACCTTTACGTGATAGTTGTCGTTCATGTTATGCAAGTGCAATTACTCTTAAATCTTTAATTCTTGGAGGATATGCTTGATTTGTTGAAGAACCAATTATTTTAATACTAAAGTATCTAAATTCTGGTAATCCATCAATACTAAATTCATAATCTCTAAATACCAAGTTTGCAGAATCTGCAGATAAAATGTCAGTTTTTGGTACATTTTTATCTGGTTTACCACTATTTTGACCCACATTAATAATATTTCCATTAGTATCTAAATTATCATATCCAGGGAATGGATAATAAATTGGTTCAACAGATGGATCATTACTAATTGAATAGAGTACTCTTACATCATTATATGTGTTAACATATGCAGCAAATATAACTTTTATTGAAGTAGCTGCATTTTCCAATTCAACTGGTTTATTTGCATATATGAATGCTGATGGATCTTCTGTAATAGAGGAAACTCTAGGGTCATTTATATAATCTGTTATTTGACTATCAATTCTATTTGATATAAGAACCATACCAATTCTATCAAGGTCAATAACAGGAGAGATTTTTGGATTTGAAGTTGATAATGTAAATGTTAACTCCATTGACTTATTTCCTGGGAAATTAGTTGTTTGAGTTAATTCATTGACTCTAGATGCAATTATTCTTGGTTCTGGTAAATATGTATCCTCACTTAAATTAATTGGAGTTGCCTCTGTTTCGACAAATGAGATTTCATTACCATCAACACTTGTACCAGTAATTCCTTTTAAAGTTGCCTTAACTGATGTTCCAGGTAAAACCATAGTTTGAACTATTGGATTTACAGTTTCATATTGTATATTTTGTGTTGCTTGAATAGCATCTCCACCACTAGACTTCGATGAATTAATATAAAGTTTAGGGAAGGAAGACCCAGAACTTCTATCTATTCCATTTTCACTTGTGTTAATTCTAATATAATAACTATCAAGGTCTACTGGTCTTTCAACTAAAGCATCTTGTAAATAATGGAGTTTATTGATTCTTCTTAATGAAATGCCATTGTTTTCATATTTTTGAATACTAGTTCTGTTTGGATAACTGAATGCTCCAGTTCCCTCAACAGATCTTGTAATACCAATTAATTGACCATTTGCAACACCAGTATATGAAATAATTTCATTATCCAAAAGTGCATATCCTGGATTTGTGGCACCAATTGATACATTTTCAAATACTTCAAATCCAGTAGTATTTGCAATACTAATCGGACCAGAGTCGGAATTATTATAATCAGCAGTTAATACTGTTGGTTTAGAATCTCCTTTAACGCCACTAATTCTAACAACGTTTGTTGTAGAGTGCATAGCATGATTCTTATGATTTATTTTAATATGTAAACCATCTTCAGAAAGAGATGCTAATTCAAAATCGTTTATAACAGAGTTTGACCCAGTAGCATTTAATATTGTAGTTATTCCTGTGGTAGGACTTATATATTGTAATGGTTTAGAAGCATTAATTTCAAATTCTCCCTGAACATTATCGAGTATTAATTGATTTGCTCCAACAACATTTGATAAAGATAATTGAAGATTTCTACCTAAAGAATCATTTCCAATTGAAGGAACTGTCAACACGTCTCCAATTTGATATCCATATCCACCATCTCGTATTGTTGCTGCAAGAGCAACTCCATTTACTCCACTTGCCTGTCCAATGGTAATATCTGCAGTAGCATTTTTACCATTTCCACTAAAAGAACTTAGTGGTACATTATTAAATGTGAATGATGTACCATTCGATGGAGTATAACCAATACCAGCATTAATAATAACTAATGAACCAGTTGCAGATCCTCCTACACCAACATAATCACCTCTAGCAGTAGTATTTTGTTGAATAATAGTATTTCCAAGAACTAATGGAGATGTGTTGATAATATTATTTGTGCTAATAATAAGTTTTTTAGCATCAAATTCCAAAGCGTCCTTAACTAAGGTTGCAATTTGCTTATTACCAGTATTTAATTCTGGATTATAGAATGATACTGTTCCTGATTCTTCTATAAACGATGCTGAATAAAGATTAAACTTTAAATCTTCATATTGGCTTGGTGTCCATGATGATCCATTTTGAGATTTAAATAATGACCCCAAATATGGTTGAGCAGAAACAATAACTTGTCTAGATTCTGGTTGAAGTAATGTAGAAATATCAGTCTCTCCCATTCTTGAAATCCAAACTGTGTATTCGTTTGAATTTGACAGCAATACGACAGCATGATCTGTATTTGTATGCAGATATACTGGTGATGGGAAATTAACCCTAGTTGGTCTAGTAGCGTCAAATGTTTCAATAACATCATCAGATTCTACAACTGCTTCTCCAAAAGGATATATTTGGTCAGAAGGAACTCCATTAACCATAGGACGCAACTGAACAGTTACTGGCAGTAATGGGTCTTTAGTTCTGAAATAAAGATCTACTCCCGTAATGAATGCTCCAGCCTCATCATTAACTGTAAATGATTGTGCAAGAGGATCTTTTCCACCCCTTGGTCTTGGGGGATCGGGTGGATTTCTTGGCGGTGGTGGTGGCGGTGGTGGTGGCGGCGGTGGTGGCGGCGTGGGTGGTCTAGGTGTAACTGGAGTTCCTGGGAAACTAACTTGAGGTGTTGGTGGTGGTGGAGATGGAGATGGTGGTGGTGGTGGAGGTGGTGGTGGAAGCGGCGTAATACTTTGGGTAGTAGAGTTACTAACTGTAGTTGTTGATTGAACATCAGTAGCGGGTCTACTTTCGCTTGAAGCAACGACATCAAATCTTGGTTTTCTTGTAGATCTTATCGTTTCTTGCATATTATTAATTGTTCCAGAAGCAAAATATGCCTCTTGTCCAGAAGTTGATGTTAAACCACCTAAAGAACTATTTGAAGACTGTGATGTTAATCTAAAGATTTTTGTTCCAACTTCAAAAGATGGATTTGAAGGTAGATTGGGATCTGGTATAAAGAATGAACCAAGAACGGTTCCTACATTATCACTAAACAATCTAACAGAAATAACTTCTGCTTCAGCTGAAGCACTTCTCAACCTCATTCCAGTGCGAATAAATCCACTATATAATGATTGATTATTTTCTGCCAAAGTTCTTGTATCGACATTTAACAAAATACTAGAACTCGAATAATTTGCAGGAATAGTATAACTTTCATCATATGGACTTGTAACAAAAATATCAGTAGGATTTGATATTGGACCATATTTATGATTAGAGTTTGCAACTCTAAATCTTATAGATGGTGTAGAACCTGTTGTTGCTGTTGTAGAACCAGTTGTCATGGTTCCAGTAACTAATTCGCCTACAGTAAATGAACCACTAAGCATTCTAATTTCAATTAGTTTTGGAATAATAAAATTGTTTACATCTTCACCATCAAAAAATCCATAGAGTCTTGTATATGGTCTAAATTTCCTACCAGTGAATTCAATATTTCTAGACCTCATAAATGGAATTGTTGAGGTACTTACAACTCTATCCCCTTCATTTGTAGTTTGTACTTGCTCAGAAACTCTAAGTTGACTTCCAGATCTATTTTCTGTGCCCGTTCTTGTTGTAGTAACAACTGTTGTAGTTTGTAATTGATTTGTAGTTACTAAAGCACTACCAGTATTTTGTGTACTAGAACCAGTTACAACAGTATTGCTAGTTGTCGATGTACTAGATCCTGTCCAAGTAGATTGCCATGCTCCCCATCTAATAGGACCTAAACCAGTTTGTTGATCATATCCAGCATACTCTAATTGTAATCTGGTTTGTGTATAATCATCAACATCTATCCTAAGTGATTGTAGTCTAACCTGGTCTACCCAAATATCAGAAGATGGGAATAATTGAATATTTCCAGTATATGTTACAACCAGGTATGGAGTAACATTTTCAACTCTTGTTGCAAAAGGTTGTGCAAATTGTAAAAATTCGCCATAATCTAGGGTAATAAGTTGACCTGTTCTCCTGATATTTGAACCAATAATATCAGTTACAAAAGCAGGATCTGCTGTTGGACTTGCTGTTGTTCCTATACCAAGAAGAGATTTTGAACCAACTAAAAGATCTATAGATGTTGTAAAGTGAGATGGTCTCAATTCAAGATTTATAGGATCGATACTATTGGTAACTTTACCAATTTTAAGTTGAGATTTAGTTCCACTAAAATTATCTACATAAATTCCAGATTTAAATCTTGTCAGACCACTTTCATCAGGAATGAATAAAGATTCTGTTTTGGATTCTAAAATTGATAACGCTGTATAATATTCTAAATTTTTAATTCTATCTTCAAGTAAAGAGATATCTTGCATTCTATATCTCTTATGGGCATTTAATGATACTTGCACATTTTCTGTGCTACAAATATAAGGTGGCAGATTTATTGTAGCAACTTCAAGAGAGTCTTCTAAAGCAATTGGAGGTAAAGGAGTTTCGGAAGGAACTCCTTTAATCAATTGAAATCCACCATCAATCTTCAAGAACAGTTTATCAATTCTTGGCAAATAGTGTGAATATGTAAGGATGATTGATTCATCCGAAGCTAAAATATTTTTAGATGAATTAGTTGCATCTTCAAATGCTCTAGAGGAAAATTCAAATGGAGAATAACTAGTTGAACTTGAA